CAAGGTCGTTTAGCAACTTACCGTAATAGCTGCCCTCTACAGCAGCGTTAAATGAGCATTCAAACTCTTGGTTGTATTTATCATCGCCCATCTCTTTTCGGGCTGCTGATAGCTCATCTTGATCTAACAACTTGGTTTCGCTTGCCTTAAACTCTAGCGCAGTCCAGCCATCCTCTTGGCTTGCTCGATCAAACAACTCTTTAAAATGGTTATTTCCTTTAGGTGTGCCAATAAACAAGCACCATCCCTTACGATCTGCTAATGCTGGTCGAATGATCTCGTTCCAAATCTTAGGGTTTTGATCCCCAATCTCGTCTAAAACCACACCATCAAAGTATTGTCCACGCAAGCTATCAGGGTTATCTGAGCCATATAGCTGAATGCGCCTACCTAAGAAGTCCACCCTTAGTTCGGCTATGTTTGCCTCTGCTTCTAGCGGTCTTACAAAGTGCGTTAGGTAATCCCAAGCCACTCGCTTTGCCTGGCTATATGTCGGTGCTATATACGCATACCTTGGATTCTGTAGCGGATTCTTTAGCGATGCCTTTATAAGCTGGTTTAAAGCTGCGACAGTCTTTCCCATCCTTCGATGGGCTACTCCTACCACAAACCGATTCTCGTCTAATGCTTGATGAATCTGTAACTGTGGCTCTCTGGGCTTATAGGGAATCTTAATTATTCTTCCCACTTAACCACCATTGGTCCACCATCTGCGCCAGTTACTTCTAGGCTATTGGTTTCTTTCCATTGCGCCCTAGTCTTTAGCCAAAAGATCGCTGCTGCTGTGTTTCCGTTCTTAGCCTGTTGGAATAAAGTCTGCCCGATAGAAGCGTTAGCATCTATGCGCCCATCCTCTAAATCCTTCTTGTAGTGCTTAACTAGCGTATCGTCTGAGATGTCTAGCTTGGCTGCAATATCTACATAACGAATGCCAACAGCACTTAGGCTTCGGACTAACTTTCGACTTTCATCGGTAGGGATATGTTCTACACCTTGCATATCAAGCCTTTTCTAACTCCGAAAGTTCTATAAGTTCTGCCTTTTTACCTGTAAAGTCTTCCCAACGCTTTACTATGACATCGCAGTATTTAGGATCTAACTCCATTACAAAGGCATTTTTATTAGTTTTTTCTGATGCAATAAGAGTGCTACCTGATCCACCATATAAATCAACTACATTTTTTTTGTCTTTTAAACTAAAGTAATCAAAAAACCATGTAACTAACTCTACAGGTTTTTGTGTTGGATGGCATCGTTTCTTATCATGTTCTTTATTGATTCCAAATATGCCAGCCCATTTAACTCTAGCCATAATGCGTTTATGTCTAGCTTTAGACCAACATAATTCAAAAGTGCTTCCATACATCTTGTCGGCTGATTCATCGCCTCTTTTATCCCATACTATCCATGAGCCATTATTTTTATTTGGCAAATGCTCTGCGTAGTAATCTGCTCCCCATAAAAATATCTCTTTACAGTAATCAAAACAAGCAAATACTGTATTTATAAGATCAGGGCTAAAGTCTTCGTTATCGCCTATTACTTGGTCGTATTTATTGCCAGACTTTTTAGTCATGGAATTTTTGCCACCCATATCAGAATAGTCGGCATTTAAAAACATTCCATATGGAGGATCTGTGAAGACCATATCAGCCTTTTGACCATCCATCAGCTTTTCTACATCATCTATGCTTGTAGAATCTCCACACATCAATCTGTGGTTACCAAGAATGTAGATATCGCCTAGCTTTGTCTTTGGCTCTACAGGAGTCTCTGGTACAGCGTCTTCGTCTGTCAACCCTTCTGTTTCTTCTACAGGATTTAACAAAGAATCTAATTCATCAGGATCAAAGCCTAACAATGAAAGGTCTATATCGTCTTTAAGGTCTTGCAACTCTAGCGACAGCATAGATGTATCCCACCCAGAATTAAGTGCGATCCTATTGTCTGCTAGGACATAAGCCTTTCGTTGTGCCTCTGTCAGGTGTTGTAATTCTACAACAGGCACTTTATCCATGCCTAGTTTTCTAGCTGCCATGACTCTGCCATGACCAGCAATAATTGAGCCTTCTTTGTCTACAAGAACTGGGTTATTAAATCCAAACTCTTTGATAGATCCCGCTATTTGAGCCACTTGCTCGTCTGAGTGTGTTCTAGCGTTCTTTGCGTATGGGATCAGCTTATCTAGTGATTCCCATTTAATTTCTTTTGCACCTTGCATTCCATTCCTCTATGGGGTGATGGTTGATGTATTGTTGCTATTCTACAACGGATTTACCACTTAACTTTGTCTGCCCAGTAAGCTGCGCTCATTTTGCCTTTGGCAATGTTGCTTGCATGACGAGCCTTGAAGCTCTTTTGCCTTGCTTTCTCCGATGCTGTCTTAGGATTTGATCCAGCACCGCTTACACCTTGCTGACCAAAGCGTATCAGCTTCTCTGTCTCCCCCACTTTAGCTAATACTGCATGGCTTTTAGTAGGGTGGCTAGGAGTTTTCTTTGGCTTGTTATAGCCTGAGAATGTTTCCTTACCTTTTTTAATCATTAGAACATCTGCCTAAAAAGTAAACTTAAAAATGGATCGCCACGCATACCTTTTTTTAACTCTGCACCAAACTGGCGATTATTAGCCATATCTATAAGCATAGCGTCTATACCTGTAATATCTGATCTATTTACCGATCCAGCATAAGGTTGACCCATTCCATACTTTAGATTTGTGCCACCACCTGAAAGACCAAACAACAATCTTTGTTCTGGCGATAATTGCAGTTCTGCGCCTAATCTACCGCCATATCCAATACCTTTTGTACCTTGTCCTTCAAAATTACCGCCACCGCCCATAATGCTTATTGGGTTTCCAGTCATAGGCGCACCCATATACATAGGAGTTCTTATTTCTCTAAGGCTTGGGTCATCGCCGTAATTAATGTTGGGTGGCAACTCTTTTCTAGGCAAATCCATGTTTTCTTGTTTTTTTGACTTGCCTTTTGGCTCATCTAAAAGCGAGTTAATTCCCAAAGACTTAAAAAGATTTTGGATTTCCTCGTCTGTCATGGTTTACTTTTTTTTCTTGTACCCAGCTTCGCTCATAGCAATAGCTACAGCTTGCTTGGGGTTAGTAACTTTCTTGCCTGAACTTGACTTGAGCTTGCCAGACTTGTACTCACCCATGACTTTGCCGACTTTCTTTTGTCCTTTAGTCATCTTCATTTTTTAGCCTTTACTGGTTTTGCAGTTTTAGCTGCTTGTTTAAAAGCCTTTGCTGTGGGTGCGCCTTTTGTGCCTGGCTTACGCATCTTTTCGCCTGATCCAGCCTTAATGCGCTCTCGTTTTGCAGCAATATTAGCGTAGAGACCCTGTTTCAATCTTCTTCTCCTTCGTCTTTTTCTTCTTTACCTTCCCAAGAATCACAGACTTTTTCAGACATACAAGCAAACTCATACTTCTTGCAATAGCCATCTGAAGTAGGAATCTCAGCCTGGACAGCCTCGATTGCTTCAGGAGTATCACAGAAATATTCGCAGTTTCCGCAGCGATAAAACTGTACTTCATCTACTTCCATACCCCAAAATTTAGCTAGTTCTTCGCTTGGATAACCAAAATGGTGCGTTTTCTCTAATGCACGAACCATCTCTTTATTCATTTCTGGGCTAACAAGGTATTCTTCTTTTTCTTCTTCCTTGTCCATCTCATCTAGTAAACCGAAAGCAATTTTCATGTATCACCCATAAAAAAAATGGGCGTACTTGCCCACGACTATTTTAATTGCTTTTTTGTATTTATGCAAGAAAGAACTCATAGAACTCTGGCTCGTTGTCTTTCATCCATTCCATCGCTTCTGCATTATTCTTTTTATGATCCATTCCAATAGTAGAGCTGCCGACATGGTGGACATAGCTTGTAGAAACAAAATGCCTTGCACCAGCATAGCGCATTTTTAAACATTGAATGTCATCCGAATACCAGTTGATCGGTGGGTAATCAATCCATCTCATTTTTGAGATAAGTGCAAATAATGGGCTGATAACATCGGTTTCTACAATCTGTTGTTCTTCTACAGATCGAATCCCATTGAGCTGCGACCAAATCCTAATGTTTTGCTCACCTCTAGCATAGTCTGATCTTGCCGACATCCAACCTAAGTCTGCGTCTAACAGATTAATGTAGTCATCTACAAGTCTTTTATAAGATTCAGGGTTTACCACTATATCGTCATTTGCCACGATTACATGGTCATGCTTGGTAAAGGCATAGTTAACTACATAGTTGTAGGATTCGCCAAAGTTTTTGCCATAGTTCGGTAAGTTTGTAGTCTTGTGCCTAGGAAGCCTTAGATCGCTCCCAGAGACGATTACTTCCACTTCTAATGGAACATATTGATCTATGCTTGCAAACAGCACAGGCAAGCATTTAGCGTGTTTTGTCGCTATGACGATTGGAACATTCTTGGCAGACAAATCGCTCATTGATTCCCTTATTGTAGATTTCTAAATGTCCATGCTCAGTCGATTTGCGTATCTTGCACCTTGAGCATATTCTCAAGGTCTTTGCACTTGGCTCTCTTGTCGAGAATGTCTTGTAATCTACGCTTTGCATATCCAATTTCTAATTCTAACTTATGTGCTGACATTCTTAAGTGATGCGATAGTTGACCAATAGATGCGTATGGGTGGCTCACATACCGAGCTTTAAGGATCTGTCTATGTTGTAAGGGTAAACCCTTAACTGATTGTTCGATCAAATCTCCATCAAGTTGGTCAGGCTCGTAGTGCGGTTCTTCTGCTGTGTAAAGATTGCCTAGTTCTGGCACATAGTTTTTCTCAAATGATCGGCAAGTGGTGTCTGGTTGTGGACCAACTACCCCATAAGATAGATACCAAGCCCAGTTTTGTAACCTAGAATCTAAAGCGTCTTTAGCCATATATTTACACTAAGTTATAATATGTAGAATTGTAACAAAAAAAAGTGTAGTATATCAATGTCTTAACTACTTTAAGGTATATATGCGTAAAGCCTGCACCGATGATGAATTTATTGCACTTTGGAAAGAACATCAATCAGCCGAAAAAGTTAGCAAAGTTATAGAGCTGAGTGTTCGTAATACTTTAAAAAGACGCAGAGCTATAGAGCAAAAATACGACATTATTTTAGATGCTTTGACTCCTAGTGGGATGCCTAAGATTTACATCCCAGATGAGCAAATGCAAGCTAATGTAACTATTGATAATGGAGTTATATTAGTTGGCTCTGATTGCCATTACAACCCTGAGTATGTAACTACAGCCCATCGAGGGTTTATTGAGTTTGTAAAGTATCTAAAACCAAAGATTGTTATTCTGAATGGAGACATAGCAGACTTTGCTAGTATCTCAGCACATCATCGCATTGGATGGCAGAAAAGTCCTACAGTTAAAGAAGAACTAGATGAGATTCAGGAACGACTAGGGGATATTGAAAAAGTACGACCACCTGGCTGCAAATTGATGATTACGATTGGCAATCATGATTTAAGATTCTCAGGCAAATTGTCTAATGTCCTTCCACAATATGAAGGCATTAAGGGTTTTGATATTGCAGATCACACACCTCATTGGAAATGGTACTGGGCAATTATGGTCAATCAGACTTGCATGATTAAGCATCGTTGGCATAACGGGGTTCATGCTGTTTATAACAATACGATGAAATCAGGCACAAGTTTTGTTACAGGTCATCTACATTCTTTAAAGGTAACGCCTTGGACTGACTACACAGGCACAAGGTATGGGGTAGATACTGGCACAATGGCTTGCATTAAGGATAACCAGTTCAGTTATACAGAACAAAATCCAGTCAACTGGAGAGCTGGTTTTGCAATCTTAACCTTTATCAATGGCAAGATGATGCCACCAGAGCTTGCAGAAGTTATCAACGAGGATGAGGGTTTAATTTACTTTCGTGGCAAGTTAATAAAAGTATGAAACTGACTTCTACTATTCTGAAGAATATCTACATCATGCTTGTGGTGTGTGAGCCTTTTGATAAGTGGAATATGCCTTTGCCAGAGCAGATCAAGTTTATTGTTGACTTTGATCCTGATGTAATGGGTACATACTTATACGATGATGGTGGCAAGCATGAGCATATTATTACTATCTCTGCTGCTAGATGCGGATTCCTTGAGACTGTTATTAGGACAATGGCACATGAAATGATTCATGCTAGTCGATGGGAAACTTCTACTTGTGCATGGCAAAAACACGATAAGACCTTTAAGCATCGTGCCAAAATGGTAGCTAACGAGTTAGGCTTTGATCCCTTGGAGCTTTGATTCTACAATCTTTATCAAAGTATCAAATTCAACCTGGTGGTGTCTTTCAAATCCTTTTGCTCCGAGTCCATGCACCCCTGTATTACCTCGATGATGCTCGGTACATAAAGGCAGTATGGGTGCGAGGGATCGTTTTCCCCCAAACCGCCTGACATGGTGAAGCTCTGCGGGGGTGTCATTGATGCCCATGTAGTAACATAAGACGCAACCAAGTTTTGCAATATTGTCATTTCTCTTTCTTTCACTTTTTTTCATTACTGGGTCATTCTATCTAATGCTCTGTTTGTAGCTTGCATACTGCGCCATGCTTCAAACTTCATTTGTATTAATGCATATTCTGTTTTTAACAATGCTCGTCTAGCAACTGCCTCGTCTAGCTTTTCGCAATGGCTTCTGTATTCTTCACTAGCATAGGCTTCACGCTCTTGTGCGCCTAATGATTGCTCGCTAGACTTTTTCATCATAATTGATTTAACTATGCTTTTGCCAGACTCTAATCCAGTTACTCGCCCATCAAGTTCAGACATTTCGGCTTTTATTTTTTCTACCTGATCGAACAGCTCATATACATTTATCTTTTGTTCCATAATCTAAGTATTTCTTCCTCTAGTTTCTGTCTGCCTTTTAAACCTCTGTGTTTTTCTACCTCTACTAAGAACTTTCTACGATCCGCAAGTTTCCAACTTAACACTTCTCTTGCTTCTGTTTCGGATCTCCACGCTTCGCTATATGTTTCCCCATTGGTCTGCCATTGCATCAGCTATTCCTTGAAATGTTTTGTTTCTCATTTTTTCTCTTTGTTTTGGTGGTAAACATGAGCTGTCGTAATACCATTGACTCATTTTTTTTCCACTTTTTGCAACCCATATTTTGCCTTTATCTACAACATTAGTAGGATTAAGTAAAGGTAAATTTTTTAACCATAAACAAGTTGCTTTTGTAACATTATGACCATATTCCCAAGGATTAACTATTTGGTCAGGCTTTCTCCATTTACTGCTCATAATTCCTATT